CATAATCGTTTCTCTGCTTCACGGCGATTCATCAATCCACGCCACTTCCTACCATGCACTTTAGTCCAGCGTGTAAACTCATTACATGCCGCCGTAAACTCACCCGCATCAATTAGTAATCGCATGGTCGATTTACAGTAAGCAGACACGCCCACATTGTACGCAAAAGATGTGACGGCTTCATAGTACGCTTGGTTCATGGGTCGATGCGTACAATTCAATACGCCAGCACCATGCACCGCTAAAGCCTGCTTTAAGACTTCATCACATTGGGCCTTTGTCCATGTGTCACCTAGCTTGACTTCGGGGCCTGTATAGCCTTGGCACACCGTTAGAACACCGCCTACGTCCGCGTACACCTTGTAGCTAGTCCCTTCCCAAGTTGCCACGAACGCGATAAGTGATGCGGTGACTAAACTTAGTCCCCATTTAGTTTTATTTTCCATTAGTTCCTCCAGAAAAACGCGCTAATAGCTCGCATCAAATCAGACCACGGAATCTGCACGTATGCTTGCCAAATTGCCACGAATCCCGCCGCCGCGAAACCAATGGGCCGGATGACGTGGAATGAAGTCCAACTGCCAGCCTTGAGAGACCATTCCGCTTTAGTCCTTACGAACGAGGCTGCAATTCGTGACCAAATCCCCACTTTACGCAACGCCGCTACTACCGCCACTACCTCTGCAACATCTTGTAGCTGTGATGAAATTGTGGCAATGGCTGTAAGAATGGCTTGCTGCCCGACGTGCAATTCACTTTGACTGTTTGAAAGAATCCCAATCTTTTCATCAACGCTAGTCCGCCAAGGGTCGCTGGCCAAATGTTCGGTGATAATGCTTTTGAGACTCTCTTGATCGTCGGATGTCATGGGGATTTTTTCAGTATTTATTTAGATGCGTCGGTTGGTGGAGCGGGTGTTTTTAAGGCGTGAATAATTCCATTAGGGAAATAAGGCGATAGTTTTACCCATAGGAAAGCTAATGCTACTAAGGCCAGCAAAATGAATAACAGTATCAATACAAAAAATTCAGTCATATATTTCCTTTAGTAAGGCCAACAAATATCGCAGTCCCATGACTTCTCTCCGGCTTCTTCGTCTAAGTCGGGCGGCTCTCTTTCCTGCTCTGGCATATCAGGCATACTTCCAAGACTTTGCATATCCCATCTCCTGTAAATCGGGTATTACTTTAGATAGCTTTAACCCTATATCGGTTCGGTATCCTATGCTATTAGGAATATCAATTGAATCAACTGCTTTATAAGCCCATTTCCTTGCGTCAGATACGGACTCACCTGAGCCGCTCGCAACCAGTAAGTAATTGCCACACGAAACAAAACAAGGCGCATCATTTATTTTTCCGTCCAATTCCATAGGGGCCTTGTCAAACATAAGCTCGCCTGGGTGCAAATTATCCCTGTACGGGTTTTCATCGTTTAAGCCGTAAATAGGGAAGCCGCTTAATGTTTCTTGGCTTAGGTTGTTATAGGGAAAATCAGGCATGGTCATCACGACACCAGCCGCATGATCTTCGTAAGGCGTAAAAGAGTCTATACCATCAACCAAGTCACCTAAAAAATGAATAGGGTCTGGGTGTAACTCTTGCTGAATTTGAAATAATGGCCAGCCGCAACGCATGGTAAATTCTAGCGGTCTAGGTACTCCGTCCTCATCGATAATGACCGCAATATCAACGAAGCCGACGTATTTCATTTTCTTTAAATATTCTTCGCACTTATCTAGCGTTTGCTGAAATAGTTTAGATTCAGAACGCTTCATATATTTTATGCAAGTGCCTTGTTCTCCGGTGTTACAACCTAAGTCACCATTGAGCATTTTCTTAAATTCAAAATTCTCCAGAACATAGTCATTAAAGCCGTGTGGCCCCATCCAGCCGCCTACCGCCATTTCCTGACCGCCCACGAATTCCTGAAGCATAAACTCCCGTGCGCCTTTATTGTTTTTCTTCCAGCGCTCCAACATACAAACCATATCCTGCGGGGACTTTGAGACATACGATAATGCTTTGTCTAGATCGCCGTCTGGCTTAGAGACGTAGCGCTTCATGTTCTTTTTTACATAATCAATTGCTTTGTCATAATTATAAAAATCTTCGTATGGCATGACTTTTAACCCGCACGCCTTAAAGCACTCCTGCCCCTTTTTTCTGACAAGCTCTAAATCCGCAGCATCCGGCGAAGGCACTATCATCGGATAGCCCTGTTTACGATAAGGGTTTAACTCGTTCAGATACTTGGCATTGTCCGAGACCATAATCAAATCGGCCCATCGCATAAAATGCTTGTAATCGTTTACCTTTAATCCTAAGCCTTCGCCCACAAGTGAATCGCCGCCCTTTTTTAAGGGGCCACAAAACCATTTAACTTTATGACCTAGCGCATCGAGGCGCAAAGCAAAGTCTAGGAAAGCGCTTGAGCAATCAATTAACAGGACGTTCATTCTTGCTGCCTCCGACGAACGCGCTCTCTAGCCCTAATTTCATCCGCAGTTAGGCCAACACCTACAGCACCTGGCGACTTAGACAAGTCCGCGCCAGCACCTTTTATCAGGCCAGCCTCAGACGAGGGTGACTTTATAGAATTTTGAACGACTTTTGAAGCTAGGCCCGCTCTCAATGCCGGTCTAGCCAAAGTGCCTGCGCCGACAATCATTGCGCCTGTTGCGCCGCCGTATTGATAAGCTGCGCCGGTTGCCGTTGCAGAGACCGCCGCACGCTTTACGATAGCTGATGTAATCAAGTCAGTCACAGTGGGGCCGGTAGTTGCGCCTATGGTCTCCATTTTTTTTGCAACGCTTGGGAATGCCCTTTGGAACTCGGCTATGCGTAACGCGCCGCCATCCAATTTTTGACCTTTTGCTAACGCTGATCCGTAAGTCATCGGGTTTATATTGCCAGTTGTTTCATTAAGCGCCCTATCAGCCAAATACGTTTTAGCTATTCTTTTTCTAGCCGCCTGATAATCGGCAATAACATTTGCTAATTCTGGATTATTAGATTGCTTTGCCAATTTTTCTAAGTGACGATTCATTGAGTCATCAATAGCGTTGGCAATCTGAATTTTTGCTTTGCCCATACTCTTATCGCCTTGCGCATAATGCGCGTTAGCTTCTTCTCTGAGAATGGAAACTTTTGCTATGGCAGAACTAGCATTAACTTGGGGAATATTAACCTCATCTACCAAGTCAGTTATCGGGCTTTTGGTATTTTTGTAATCTTTTGCCGCCTCGTCATAACGTGAAGTGGCTTTTTTTAAATCACTTGCATAGGCTGGGTCATTTGAGATCACACCTACCGTCTTTACTTTTTCGTAGGCGACACCAGCCTCTTTTCTTGCCGAAGCAATGGCCTCTCTCGTAATGGGCTGATTTTCAGGAATACCAATATCCTTGCGCGCAAAATCGTTTGTAACGTCAACATTTTTCTTAGCCAGCACTCGTTCAAGTTCTTTTGTGCCAGAAAATTTCTGCAACATTCTAGTCAATGTCCCGCCAAATGCGTCAGCAGGCGTAAGCGAGTACCCCGCATCTATTGCGGACTTAACATTGCCCTTTTTAGTTGAATCCAGAGATGCTTGTTTGGCCCTCTCTGCGGATTCAGCGGCATACTTGGTGTCTAATGCTTTTGCCGCATCAGGCAGTACTTTTCTCAACATGGGTGGCAACGCTTTTAAACCTTTACCGGCAATCATTGGTAGAGATTGAATGGCGGTATCTACTGCGGTTGCCATTGCGGGGCTTCCGGTTGCCTCCAGAGTTTTTGATCCCGCCTTTTCGCCTAATTCAGCAACTTTATTTAAAGGTGTAGAAATAAAATCTAGCGTTTTTTTACCCTGCTCTGTTTTGGGTTCGTAGGTTAAGGCGTTTTGAACTTTAGCAACAGTTTCCGCGCCCTTATCGGAACCTCTGACTAGAGTGTCAGCTATGCCCGCAATACCAGCCACAGGAGCGGCAACCATGCCAGAAACTACGCTGGCCGCAGTCTCTTTAAGTCCTTGATAGCTGTCATACGCCGATTTTGCCGCATTTAATGGGAAGGGTAACGCTCCCTTTTGGCCAGCATCAGCTTCGGGCTTTGCAACATTAGGCTGAATTTTATTTAAGTCGGCCATTCCCTGTGATTGGCCTTCTGGCGATGGTGGGTTAAAGGCTTCTTCAAGCGTAAATGTTTTGGATGCCGGTTGCGCAACTTTAGGCGCAGCATCTTTACTTGTGTAGGCGTCCTCTAAAGAAAAAGTTTCGGCCATTATTGCCTCTCAAACGCTGTTCCGTTCCACATGGCAGGCCCCATTCTTGTGTTGTAAATGTTGCCTTTTTTGAAGTTTTCGGCCTTTTGTTCAGACGGCATAGGTAAGACTTCTTGCGTCTTTGTACCGCCCATCTTTTTGACCAAATTTCTTTGTTGAGACTCAACGGCATCAACACGATTTTTACCGTCTGCCTTCACTCGATCAAGCACTCTGACGGTAGAATTTAACGGCATTTCGCCTGACATAATTTCAGACATTTCCCGCTTGGCTGAATCAGTAAGCTGACCAACTAATCTAGGGTTATTGATAACGCGAGCAGACTCGGTTTTTACAAACTCCATTTGCGCCAAATACTCCGACACATCAGGATTGTCTGTCATATTTTGCTTGAGCCAATTGATTGAATGATTAGCCATTTTTGAATCTGTAGCAATAGCTTTTTTAGCCAAACTCTTTGCTATGTCAATATTTTTATCGAGCATTTCCTTGTAAGGAATAATTGCCGATACATCTTTTGTTATCTGAGTTAGCGCAGCAGAATTAGCCTTAAATTGCGCTCGCTCCGCAGGGGCTGCGCTTGGAGAAATTTGCCTTTCCGCTGCCAATTTTGCAGCGCGATTCATAACGGCCTCTCTGCCCTTTTTGTCTCGGTACATTGCGTCAATTTTTCC